GTTCGCCGCCGCCTTACCGAACTCGTCCTGGACGTACAGCAGCCAGGCATTGTTCATCGTCTGAGACATCGTCTTCACGACACTGTTCGCGTCGCGCGTCCCCTTAACAATTCCGTCAGCCATTATTTCACCATCTTCTTAATCGTCGGCAGTTGCTGGCGCATGGCCACAATCATCGCCTGCTGCCCTTCCGGCGTTTTCAGCGCCTCGGCGGTAGCGGCGCGCTGGTCGTCAACGGCAATCAGGCGGATACTGCTCGGCCCATTATTGCCGCCGCCGTTCAGGATGTGGCGAGGGTCGTCGCGTGTCAACACCTCTTCCCCTTTCTCCAGGACGCTCGGCACCTCGTTCGGGCGCAGGCCGGAGTTAGGCGCGCTGCCCGCAATACCGCCAGTGTGGTAGCGTGGCGCCGCGGCGAATGCACCGGCAGGCAGCGCACGTTTATGGCCACCGCCGCCACCAGCAATACCGCCAGTGTGGTTCTGGCCGCCCAGTAAGGAACCGGCGGCGTCTCCGATAGACCCCATGACGCCGCCTTCTCCGGAAAATGTCTGCAGCGCTTTCAGGATCATCGTTTTCAGGATGGCCATGGCCAGATCTTTCATCAGGTCCGCGAAGAACTGCGCCATTGTTACGCCTAGCGCCACCACTGCTTCCTGCCAGTTTTTTGTTCCCTGGTACACTTCTGTCAGGTTGTCCACGACGGAATCGAACGCTACGTCCAGTCCGTTAAGCAGGCCGCTGACCAGTTGGGTGTAAAACTTCTCCACCGCGCGCTGCGAGTTCTCGATCTTCACCTGCATGGTATCCAGGTTAACCATCAGCGCGTCGAAGGCTTCGGGGTCCATTGCCGCTTGCTTCTCAATAGCGAAATTTCGCAACGCCTTGATGTTCTCCAGGATCTTGACCTTGGACTCGTCATACAGGTCGTTCAGCCTTTTGACCTGCTCGGATTCCGTGATAAGTCCGGCATCCGCCTGCGCGTTGATCAGCGCTTCCTGATCCTTACGCGCTTTGCTGTTCGAATCGATCTTGCCCTGCAGGCGCGTCAGTTCCTGCGCGGCCGTCTGCTGCTTCACCGCTTCCGTGGTGGTCTGTTTCAGGATGTCCAGGCGCTTCTGCATGGCATCGGCGCCGGTCTTATCGAATTCCGCGATTTTCTTAATGCGGTTTTCCAGATCCTTGTACTGGTCGTTGGCCGCTTTAACCGCTGCTGCCTCTCGCTCGCCATAGCTGGACGTCGGGTCGCCATAGACGGCTTTCTTCTGGCCACGGCTTTCTGCCTGCTCCAGATCCGTCATCGTCGACTGAACGAGGTTGGCGCGCTTATTGGCACCACCATCCCCGCTTCTCATGTGGTCGGCTTTGTACGCCTCGCGCTCGTTGGCCACCGCCTGTTCGATTAGCGCCTTGGTGCGTTTAAGCGTCTCCCCGCCGTACTTCTCCGCCTCTTTCAACTGCGCGGCGTAGGTCTGGCGCACCAGTGCGATACGGGTGTTCAGGTCGTCTTTGGCCACTCGTTTCTGCTGGCTGATAGACTGCTTCGCCAGGTTATCGCGCAGGGTGTCCAGTTTCTTGTTGAAGTTCTTCTCGTCCGCGGCCGCACGGTCAAACGCGGTTTCCGTCTGCGAACGTCGGAAGCCGGATACCGCATCCATGTCCTTTTTAAGCTGGTCCGCCTGCGCTTTCACGTTAGACGGAATAGGCGAGTTCTTTTCTTCGTATTCGCGTTTAAGCTGGTCGAACTCTTTGTAGTTGCCGGAGATGACGCCTTTGATGTAGTTGAACGACACCACGACGTACTTAATCATGCCGTCAACGATGTTCCGCACGGTTTCCGACTGGTCGTAAAGCACCTTCCCGATGTCCAGCGCAATCAGGATAGCGCCGAGGATAGGGATTGAGCGCGCCAGCAGTTTCATGGCGATAGACAGGCCGCGCGTGGCCACCGTCGCCGTGCCGAGGCCGCGGGCGAAGATCAGCAGGAACGCTTGGATTTTTCGCATGGCCGTGTTCGTGCTGGTGGCGATGTCTGCGATCTCTTTCAGCGACTGGCCGAACGAGAACGCCATCTGCGCCCCTTTGACGAACGCGATATTGGCGATAGCCCACTTCACCAGATCAAGGTTCTCGACAAGGAACTGCGCCGCGCTGGCCACGCTGGAAAACGCCGCGCCGAGGTCTTCGGCCAGTTGCTTCCCTTCGTTGCTTTCCAGTAGCTGCGTCAGCGAGGTAATCAGCTTGCGATACGCCTCCAGGAAACCGGAGTCGGCCAGCGCCAGGTTGAAGCGGAACTTCGCGTTATCCAGCGCGTTTCGCTGCGCCACGATACCGGTACGCATCTGCTCCGTCGCGTCCGTGGTTTCTTTCGCCAGGTCGCGCATGATGGAGATGACCGCATCCGAACCGAGGGACGCGCTTTCCATGTATTTGCGGAATTCCTGTTCGGTCAGACCGAGCGCCTTGGCACCGGCGGCAAACGCGCCTGGGATCTGTTCACCGAACTGCTGCTTAAATTCTTCCGCCGAGATATTCCCCTTCGACAGCATCTGTTCAATGGCGAGGAACACCAGGTTCATCTGGTCGGCGGTCTTGCCGTAGGCGGTACCGATCGAGGTGACGTTTTCGAACAGCTCTTTCGACTCTTTCTGGCCGAGGCCGCTGCCCTTCGCTGCCGCCGAGAACTTGCCGTAGGACTTGGCCATGCTTTCCAGGTTGGAGCCGAAGTAGTCGGCCACCTGATTCACGTACTCCCACTCTTGCGCCTGCGCTTTCTGGTCTTTACCGACCACCACGGCAATCGCCGACATCGTCTGCTGACGGGTAATCGCGGCGTCCACCGCCGAGTTCGCCAGGTTGATGGCACCGAACACCCCGCCGTAGGCAGCGGCCAGTGACAGGAGTTCGCCACGGAGGCGCTGCGCCCACGACAGCGCGGTTTTCTGCTGGTCGTAGTTACCCTTGGTGCGCTTACCGGCATCGTCCGCTGCAGCGCCGTTACGGCGGTATGCTTCGGTCAACTGGTTCTGCGCGGTGGTGGTGTTACGGGCGGCCGCGATAAGGCGCTGTTCGGCTTCGGTCAGGTTGCGCGTGTCAATACCGGCAGCGCGTAACTGCTGCTGGATCTCGCGGGCAGACTGCGACGTGCGTTTGAACTCGCCGGACAGTTGCGCCAGAGTCTGCTGCGCCTGACGAAGTTTCTGGCTAATGGCCGTCGTGTCCGCACCGGTCTGCGTCAGCGCCTGAGTAAGCCGGATGACGTCAGCGCGCGCTGCAGTGTACGCCGTGCGGAGACGCGCCAGTTCCTGCGTCTGCGTCCTGAACTGGTCGACCATCTGCGCCAGCGCGGTTACCGTTTCGCGGGCGTTCTTCAACTCGCGGATTTTACCGGCGAAGTCGGAGATTGGTTTCTTCGTGTTGGCCAAGCTCGCCCGCACCCTGTCCACGGCCTGATTCAGACCGTCGAGGGTCTTCGCGCCGTTGCGGGTCGGGTCGGTGATGTTCCGGATTTGCTGCGCCAGCGAGACAGCCGCGGTACCCATGGCGCGCATAGATGCCGCGGTACTGTTCCAGCCGTTTGCCGCTGCCCGCTGCTCGGCCGCCAGTTGGCGCAGCGCTTCCTGCTGACGACGCAGACTTTCGGCCAGTGCCTGCGCCGCTGCCGCATCCTGAGCGGCTTTCAACTGCTTCATGTGAAGCGCGTTGTTTTCGATAGCCGCGTCCTGCTTGGCCAGTTCCCCGTTCAGGGTGTTCATGGCCGTTTCGATGCGCTTGGTAGCCTGCGTCGTCTGGTTGGCCGCGATGCCGTAGCCAGCAAGGCGCTGACCCAGTTTCGTCAGGGTGTCGGTCTGCTTCTGCACGGCACGTTCTTCGCGCTCGCGGGCGGACGTCAGGCGGGCGAGTTCCTTCTCTTCCTTCTTGAGAACCTTGTCCTGTTGCGCCAGCTTGGCCGCATATGCCGTCTGCGCGCGCGCGGCTTCAATCGCACGTTTGCGGGCTTCATCCAGTGCGCGGGCCTGGTTCTCATAGGCTTTGACGTCGGCGACCTGTCGCAGCATCGCCTTGGCCACTTTCTCAAGGTCTGAATAGCTGTTTTCGAGATCACGCACCGAAGCGTC